TTTTAGTGAAATGAAGAAATGTGGCGATGACTTGTATAAGAAAAATCAATATTGGGAATTTGTTTCTATAGATGGTAACCCAGAATATTTGTCTATATTATCAAAAGCATTATCATTACCAATAGATTATGTCCGTAAAAATAAAGGTGCATGGTTAGTTAATATAAATAAAGAACCAAATTTTGCTAATTTATCATCAGATGAAAAAAACGCGGTTGATTTACAATTAAATGAAATGATACGTTCAAAATACAAAGACATAAATTATAATGGGTTGAATATGAACATATTAAATAAATTAACAGATAATCAAACACGAAATCCTTTTGATAATTCAGTTGTAATAATTGATGAAGCGCACAATTTCGTAAGTAGAATAGTAAATAAAATAAAACAAAAGAATTCCATATCTTATATTTTGTATGATAATTTGATGAAAGCTACAAATGTAAAAATAGTATTATTATCTGGAACACCTATTATTAATTATCCTAACGAAATAGGTATTTTATATAATATGTTACGTGGTTACATAAAAACATGGAGTATGTTAATTAAAGTTCAAACATCACAAAAAGTAGATACAAAGACTATTTTAGATATGTTTGATAAAGCAGGATTAAAAACACATGATTTTGTAGAGTATAGTGGTAATCAATTAATTATTACACGTAATCCATTTGGGTTTATTAACACAAAAAAACATGGTGCTTTGAAAGGAACACAAAGAAAGGTAGTAAATGACAAAGTAAAAACACGTAAAATTAAAGGAGGTTCAGGTGAAAGTTTTGAAAGATATGATGGTGTTAAACTTGATGATAGTGGAAATGTAAATGATTCTGATTTTTTGAAAAAGGTACTATCTATATTAAAGAAAAATGGTTTAGAAGTTCAAGAAAAAACAATTGAAATAAAACTAAATAAATGTTTACCAGATTCGTCAGAAGATTTTTTAAATACATTTGTTAATGAAGATACAGAACAAGCTCAAAATATTAATTTATTTCAGAGACGTATATTAGGATTAACATCATATTTCAGAAGCGCACAAGAAAATTTACTCCCTTCTTTCGTTGAAACAGATAATGGAGATAATTACCATGTTGTATATAATGAAATGTCAGACCATCAATTTGGAGTCTATACTAAAATCCGTAAAGAAGAAGCTGATAGAGAAAAAGCTGCAAAAAAACAAAGAAGAAAACAACAAAACAAAGAAGAATTATTTAGTATTTCATCTACCTATCGTATATTTTCTCGGGCAGCATGTAATTTTGTCTTTCCAGATGAAATTGAACGACCCATACCAACTAAAAATGTAGAAAAAATGAATGAAAATGATATGGATATAGTTCCACAGGCTTCATTACAAGAATCTGATCCTTATTCAAATATGGATGACATTCAAGATGATGAATCAAAAATAGATGTAGAAAATTATGCGAAACGTATTGAAAATGCTCTTTCAAGACTAAATACAATTGATAGTTCTACTGGTAAACATACATACCTAACCGGTGATATGTTACAACACTCTAGTCCTAAATTCGTACAAATTCTAGAGAACTTAACAAATCCTGATAACATTGGTTCTCATCTTATTTATAGTCATTTCAGAACTATGGAAGGAATTGGTATTCTTCGTTTAATTTTGTTAGCAAATGGGTTTGCTGAATTTAAAATTAAAAAATCTTCTGATGATTGGGAAATTATTGAAGATGATAAAGATAATGGTAAACCAAAATTTGTTTTGTATACTGGTACTGAAACTCAAGAAGAAAGAGAAATCATACGTAATGTATATAATGGTGCTTGGGATATTGTTCCAGTGAATATTTCTAATAAATTAAGAGAACACCATGAAAATAATATGTATGGTGATGTGATAAAAATTTTTATGATTACATCTTCTGGCGCGGAAGGTATTAATTTAAAAAATACAAGATACGTTCATATTGTAGAGCCTTATTGGCATATGGTTCGTCCAGACCAAGTAGTAGGACGTGCTCGTCGTATTTGTAGTCATCAAGATTTACCTGAAGAATTACGTACAGTTCAAGTATTTTTATATGTAACAAAATTCAGTAAGGAACAAAAAACAGATGATAAAAATATTGAAATACGAATTCGCGATGTTAGTCGTATAGACAAATCTACACCTGTTACTACAGATGAAACTTTATATGAGATAGCTAGTATAAAACAACGTATTAATAACCAGATATTACAGGCGGTTAAAGAAACAGCAATTGATTGTGGTATTTATTCCAGAACAGCAAAATCTGAAGATAATCCAATGGTATGTTATGGATATGGAAAAATAGAATCAAACGTATTTTCTTCGTATCCTTCTTTTGATATGGATAAAATGCAAAAAGAAGGTTTAGATGTAGCTAAATTACAATGGGATACGCAAAAGGTAAATATACATGGAAAAGATTATGTATTAAAAAAAGATACAATGGATTTCTATGACTATAAGAGTTATAATGATGCGTTGATTAATCCAAATATAGAACCGAAACGTGAAGGCAAGTTAGTAAAGGAAGAAGGACAATTCAAAATTATTCAGTAAATCGTATAATAAAAGTAATAAAATATTTTTATTATACATTGTATTATATTCTAAGTAAATCCTAGTTTTTTTATAATCAAATGACATGTTAATGGTTGTACTAAAGCACCAGATGATTCATCTATTTTAATACCACCTTCTGGTGAACCTACTGGATTATTAATACTTAATATAGATTCACTACCACTAGGTGTAGTAATTATTGACATACCCACGATGGTTCCACCCCCAGGTTTACCAACTACAGTTTGTATTAATTCATTACCATTTAGTACTACAATTAACTGACTTGTATTATTTGTAGTTACTTGAAAGGTTATTTCAAAAATACAATCAGGGGGTAATACAAATTCATTTGGACTAGTACCTTCTTTACGTTGTATTGTACCAAATGGGTTTATGGATGGACTTGGGAAATTTACAGATTCGCCTGGACCTATCTCATCTGGATTATCATTAATTCCACTTTGACTCATTTGTCCGTAAAAATCAGCATAATTAGTTGTAAAACTTGGACCAGTATGTCCGGTATCACCTTTTGGACCAGTAGGACCAGTTTCACCAGTATCACCCTTAGTTCCAGTAGGACCAGTTTCACCAGTATCACCCTTAGTTCCAGTAGGACCTGTATCACCTTTTGAACCAGTTGGTCCATCACATCCAGGTTCTCCACAATGTCCGGTGGGACCAGTATTTCCATCAGGTCCAGTAGGTCCGGTATCACCTTTTTCGCCAGTATCACCTTTTTCGCCGGTTGGTCCATCACATCCCGGTTCTCCACAATGTCCGGTAGGACCAGTATCACCTTTTTCACCTGTATCACCAGCCGGTCCAGTATCACCAATAGGTCCAGTATCACCATCACGACCATTACACCCATCACGTCCATCGCATCCATCACGTCCTCTTGAACCAGTTGGACCTCTTGGACCTTCTTCTCCTTCTTCACCTTTTGGACCAGTTGGACCTATATCACCATCGCATCCATTAATACCATTACAACCATCTTTACCATCTTCACCGTCTTTTCCATCTTTTCCATCACGACCATCTTGTCCGTCAATTCCATCCATTCCGTCACAACCATCTTTTCCATCACGGCCGTCACGGCCATCTTCACCGTCTTTTCCATCTTTTCCATCACGTCCATCAATACCATCACGACCATCACATCCATCAATTCCATCTTTTCCATCTTTTCCATCTCTACCGGAGCGTCCATCTTTTCCATCTTCTCCATCTTTTCCATCTTTTCCATCACGTCCATATTTACCTACCTTTATTACCTTTTTACATCCACTTTGCTTGCTATTACATTTTTTCTTTGAGCAACAATAATCGCATTCTTTATGAGAATACTCATCACACGTACAGTACGAATCATTACAACCTGTCATATATGAAGTCGTATATAAACTATAATAATACTTATCAATATACTAAATATATTATTGTTACCATAAATGCTATTAACTTTACATTTATTAAATACAAATCACAAATATATATATTAATAATAACAATATTACAAATTTTATTTACAAGGTCTAATCTTAATAATAATGCATTTTTCTTCCTGACTACAACATTTACATGATTTCGTTTTCTTAGGTTTATCTTTGTAATGCTTGTCGCATTTATAACATTTCGTACTACTACATTTGCAACACTTCGGAGGTTTTTCGCATCGTTTTAATTTATGACATTTATTACATCTATAAGGAGATATGTAAGATTTATCAGATTTATCTGAAATATATGAATAACGTTCATCATCTGATCCATCAACCGAATATTCATCAACGGAATAATAATGCTTAGGCATATTATATATTGTAATTACATTTTACCCTAAATATACTGCATATATGGTATTGTAAATTAATATTGTAAATATAATTTTATAATATTAATATTTATAAGTACAATTAGAATGTTTTACGTTTAATATCACCTTGGGTCAAAATATACCAATGATCTTCAACGTAATCAACACTAGTAAAGTAATCAATAAACTTAGCATTTACCATACCTTCACCATCCTTAAATTTAATAACAACAAATGGATTAGTCATATTACCATCAGAATCCTTATATGATGCTGTATAACTAGCACTTAATACTTCACGATCTTTAATTTCTCCGTGACTATCAACCGCATATGTTGTACCCGCAGCATCAGTAAAGATAGATATTAAAGGACGTTTTCCACCTTTAAGGATTTCAATAATACTATCATTTAATGCATTGTAGTTTTGGCTATTTAGAGGAATAGGAGAGGCCATAATTATATATATACCTATTATATTTTTTCTAAATCTATTGTAATCTATATAAATAAATGTTTATCCCTAAGCGATATATTCCTATACATCTTTCTGAAAAAGATTCAATTAAACAACGAAAAAATATATTAAAATCACGTAAATTATACAAAAAAAATAAATACTTTATACGACCTAAGATTCATTCATTCAAATCAAAACCATCAAACCATGTTAAAACTGCTAAGAAATTATACAATGTATCTAGTATGAAACCTTCTAGAAAATTAGTTATAAAAACGGGATGTTCTAAAAAAACATTAGAAGATATTGTAGATAAAGGTCGTGCTGCGTATTATTCAGGAGGGTCTCGTCCGAATCAAACCCCAGATTCTTGGGGTCATGCAAGATTAGCAAGTGCTATTACTGGTGGAAATTCAAGTATTATAGATTATCACTTATTATATTCCGGTTGTAAACCTACAAGCAAGGCCCTAAAATTAGCTACTAAAACTTGTCGTAAACAAGATAAATGCAAAAAATATATGAATAAAACAATCAAGTACAAGAAATAGATATATTCCAAATAAAATATAAAAACAAACGCATTATATTAATTATACTAACACTATTGTTAAATATGAATGAAGAAAATAATGTACTTACTATAAAAACAGTTCAAATACAACCTATACGTAATATGATAACCGCTATAAAAGATATTTTAACAGATGCTACTATAACTTTTACTAAAGACGGTATGAAAATCATTAATTTTGATAAAACTCATACTATTTTAGTTAATGTTTTATTGGATTCAAATAAATTTGAAAAATATGACTGTCAACCAGACAAAATTATTGTTTGTACGAATACATTGCACTTATTTAAGGTTATTTCAACAATGTCAAATGATGATACACTATCGATGTATATTGATAAGGCAGATTATCATGATGGTATAGTTTCACATCTAGGCCTTCAATATGACAATGGCGATATAAAGCAATGTTATAGTCAAAAATTGCGACTAATTGAACCAGATACAGATGAATTACATGTTCCTGATGTTGAATATTCAATTGTTATCAATCTTCCTACTTCTGATTTTCAAAAAATTATTCGTGATTTGAATAGTATTTCTGATCGTATTGAAATCAAATCAGTAGGTAGTGATTTAATATTCTCATGTGAAGGAAATTTTGCGAGTTCCCGTATTTTCCGTTCTGAATCAAAGGATAATATGAATTTTATTCAAAAATCAGATGATTCCGTTATTTATCAAGGAGAATTTTCACTAAAGAGTTTGTCACATTTTATAAAATGTACTCCTTTATGTAGCCATCTTGAGATGTATCTAGGAAATGATCTTCCTTTGATTATTAAATATGATGTTGCCTCACTTGGTAGTATAAAACTATGTTTGGCTAACCTTCCACCACTATAAAATAACTAATTACGTAATATATAATTAGTTATTAGACACTAGGAATATATTGTTTTATAATTTCTGCTCGTTTTTCCCAAGTACAGTTTTTAATATAAGATTGTTGATTCGTTAATAGTTGTTGGTTATAATCACTATAATAATTATTTATCAATTCTATTGTTTTTGTTATAAATTGACGTTGATAACTATCTGGTAAATCCTTATTTTGAGTAGGATTTATTATAAAATCATCAGCTACTATTTTTTCATGAAGTACATCAATATGTGGATTATACAAACTAGCAAAACCATTCGAAGTTTCTGGTATTGCGCCTAGTTCTGAGGAAATTATATTACATCTATAAGCCATAGCTTCTAATATTGATGTACAGCAAGTTTCTGCATATGTATTGGGATAAAATAAAATCATAGACGTTTTTAAGTGGTCGAATAACACTTGTTGAGGTACTGAACCATAAAAATCTATATTTTCATCATTTATTAACAATTCGTACACGCTTTTATAATGTACATCATTATCTGTTATTAATATTTCATTTACATCTTGAATAGGTAAATATTCAGACTTTTGTTTATCAACTTCACGAGAAAAGCAAGAAAATATTTTAAATTTTATATCAGGAATGATATTTTTAATTATTTGAAAAAATTGGTACGCAACTATTAAACCACGATATGGTGTACTATAATAGATTAATGTTTTTTCCTTTTTTAATTTATGTAACTTATTTATGTGTATGAAAGGAGATATTCCATTTTGCATAGTTATGCATTTATTATGTTGAAAACCAAACTTTTGTATATAACGACATTTCTGCCAATTACTAACAAATATATATTTATCATAGGGAAACTTAGCCCATTCTTTTGTAAAAAAAGAAACATTAATATCATGATGAATCCAATTCCATAACTGAATATTAGGATTGATATTTGTAAAGAATTTTTTTTCTAACGGACATAATCCTTGAAAAATAACAATATCTGGGTTTATTTTTTCTACATTTTCTTCTCGTAAAGGATAATATGATAATGATGGATGTATATTCATAATTTCATCTATTTTTGTCATAACACTCACTTTATAATCATTAGAAAGAATATTAGACATATTATATATAGCAGATTCAGTTCCACCTAACGCACGTTTATTTATGGTATAATAATCCCATTTTGAATAGTCAATAAATAAAATATGTTTTTTGGGTAATTTTATAGGAAGCAATGTATGGAGTTTCAATATCATCATTTTATGAAATAATTCCATATTTGTTACGTCAATAGTATCAGTAATTATGGTATTGTAAGGTTTAATAATAGTTTCTGAAATATTATATTTGTCTATATATGTATCAAGTAGATCTTGTTTATATTTATCATCATTCTTGTCATATTTATTTTTACTGTTAGTAGCATATTTATGGGATACACTTTCTTCATTTACAGCATTATATAAATATATATATGAATCTGATAAATGAGTGATATTAATTTCTGGATTATACATTTCTTTATAAAATAATACAGTATACATGAAATCGTCATATGTATACATACGTTCATCATATAATTCATTATATTTCTGTAATATTTTTCGATTAAGAGATAATATTCTACCTGGAGTCACCAATTTTTCATTATATTCTTCACTTATTTTTTTAATGTTTTTGGCTTCTATAATACAATATTCTAGTTGTAATTTATATCTAGTAATTAAATTTGTCTTATCATAACCTGTTTTATTATATCCTACTGTATTTATTAATACTCTGGTATTTCCATATAAGGTAATAATATCGCTATTTTCTACTTCATATACATTATTTATTCTTTCTAACGCATTTGGATAAAGAAAATCATCTCCATCTAATATAATTAAATTATCATACCGTAAATCTCTATTGAATATTTTTAATACAGAATTATGTCCTTTTCCAGGTGACCCATTTGATTCAGTACGTACAATTTTTCTTAATTTTGTATAATTATGTTTTCCAAATTCATACATAACATCTTGATAAAATTCCTCATTCAATGTATTAACTACAATTATTATTTCATAATCATCAAAATTTTCTTGATTTACAACACTAAAAAAAGATTCCTTTAATAAAGGTACATTGCTAGAACATAAAATACCTACCAAATACTTAACCATTTATAAATAATATACAAAAATATTATTTATATACTTTATTTACCAAGTATTGTCAGTCAAACGTTTATAATATAAATCGCAAAAATGTTCGTATGGGTTCCAACAAGTGAATATAGTTTCTTCGTACCATTTTTTATTACTGCTATCTTCGCATAATTTATATTTGTTATCTGACAATTGAATATTGATTCCAACGTGATAATATTTATATATGGGAAAAGCAGTAACTATATCACGTTTATTCGTTATTCTATAATGTGTTAAATTTTTTTGTTCTTCAAATGATTTTTTCCAAGCATAATTACCTACACGTGGACTAGCAAAAGAAACCACTTTGACATTATTTTCTATTTCCTTTGAAAGCATATATCCAAACAATGTAGATAAAGCACCACCTAAACTATGCCCTGTGACATATACATCAAAATCATTATGTTCTTTCAAAATATTTTTAATACTAATTACTAACTCATCATATACAGAATTCATTGTTAATTGTTTATAAAATCCACTATGGACGCATACATTATCAACGAGCTTATGTTTAAATACCATCAAATCATAATACCAATCTGCCATTGATTCACTTCCACGAAAAACAACAGTTGCTCTTTTTTTACCTTCGCTTACAGCAACACCAACTTGTATATCTGTAACAGCATTATTTATAAATTTATATAGTTTTCCTGTTGGAACATTTTCAGCTATTTCAACTAATATCTCTTTTCTGGAATCAGATAGTTTTAAATTTTCTAACTCATGATTTTCCTGTAACTCGGATACAAAAGTTTCAATTGTATCTTGTTTATTTTTAATTTTGAAATTTTTACCATAATCATATACCAAGTAAGTCACTCTCAATAAATCTAACATAGTATGGTGTGATATAGTAGTAATTTCTTTTTCAACTAGTTCAGTATTTTCTTCAGACATTATATATACTAATACTATTACAAAATTTACACAGATATTAATTTTGATTTAGATACTGATACTGTGCCGAGTGTTTCTGTTTTACATAAATTACTAACATTGGTATAAACGACCTCTACATTCTTCATAGATTTGAATTTTGAATTTTCTTTACATAATAATGCACCCTGTGTAACAATTTGTCGCAGTTCCTTTTTATTATATTTAATGTTTTCTTCTAAAATGGCTATCACATGACAAGATGGCTCACCATTAATATGAAACCAAACATCGTTTTCTTTTGATTCATCTATTATATCAAAATTATCCTTTGCGTTTTTACCTAATAAATAATCTATATCTCTATTTAATGAATGTATATGTCTGGATATTGTCTTCATATTATTGTTTATTGATATTTATATATTATTGTATAAATATCAATTTTACATCTAAAATTCTGGTTCATGTTTTTTAAATAGGCATCCTTGTTTCTGTAAATTCGGTATTTCTGTAATAATATCTGGGTCTTGAAATGTAGATATACTCATCCATATTTTTATAATACAAAAATTTTTCTTGGGTGACACAGTTATACCATTTATATATTTACTATTACCAATTTCCTTACAAAGGGACTCTCCAGTAATCAAATAAAATAATTTTTTCCATACTTCAGGAACAAATTTATTAACAATTTTATATGAGAAACAACCACCATTTCTATTTTGTGGATCTTCCCACATGGGCGTAATACCGTCCCGCATTACAAACAACATACAATTTTTGATAACATTATCATGAATAAATTCATTTAGTGCTATTACTTTTTCAGCAGTGTTAATATCATTCATTATTACTGAATAACTAGAAACATCCCAGTTTTTATCTTGTGGTAAATGATAATATAATTTCCATTTACCATTTAACATATGTTGTTGGGTTTGAATACTCACTGTATCCATTATATACGCCCGTAATATATAATGAGAAAAATCTTTATATATATTTGTAATAATTATTCATTTTTTATTACTTGATATGTGTTCTCGGATAATATGATATATTCTGTATGATTTATTGAAAACGTATTTACATCATTATCCATTAAATCAATAACATAATTATCATCAAAAATGTAGGGTTCATATTGATATTCCAAATATCGTTTAATAAAAAGTGAAGACAATATGTTATTATTAATAAAATACATATTTTTTGGTATTTCTATTGATATTTTATTTTTCATTTCAGGATGGGTGTATTCTATCGATAAAAATGATGCTTTTGATATTTTATTATTATACAGTTTTTCATTTTCATTTATTGTTGTATTTTTACGAAAAGATTTATTAAATAAGTTATTGTTTACTTTCATAGTAATCATTATTTCTATTACATTATTATCACAATTAGCTATTGACATCGCAGTTTTTGAAAAATATGTTAAACATTCATTATAATAATCGGTTTCACTTACATCAGGGGTTTTATGTGGTTTTATGTACTGGTATTTTTCTAAATATATATCCTTATTACCAAAAAACATGTCTTTATTATTATCAAGTAACATTGATATACATACCCATTGCTTTTCAAATGGTTCTATTCGGACTTTATTATATTTTGTTTTAACATATTCTATGGAATAAGAAACGTTATCTACTGTTGTTTTTACAAAATCATAATTATTATATAAATGGTTATATATTTTAGTTGCTTTTACTTGTATATTGACGTAGACCATGAATATTTTTGTTAATATTGGGGTATAATTTATACTTTTGATATTATTTATCATAATATTAGTAGATTTCACTAGTTCTTCCGTTTTTGTACATAATAATGTGTCTAATATGTAATATGTAGTTTTTATCCAATCCATATACAGTAAATCAATATTTTCGTTTTATATTCTTATTAAAAAATAAATAAAAATATATCAGTATTATTTAACTATGTCAAGAAAAACACGAGGGCTTTTTATATTTCATCGTGATTTACGTATTGAAGATAATGTAGGATTAAGTAAAGCAAATGATATTTGTGATACACTTTATACATGTTTTATATTTACACCAGAACAAGTATCTACTAATGAGTATAAATCAAATAATGCTATTCAATTTATGATAGAAAGTCTTGATGATTTAAATAAAAATATTAAAAAAAACAATGGTGAGTTAAATTGTTTTTATGGTAAACAAAGTATTATTTTAAAACATTTGATAAAAACACTAGATATTACGTCCGTATTTTTTAATAGAGATTATAGTCCATATGCGATTAATCGCGATACAGAATCAAAACAAATATGTGATAGATTTAATATTACATGTCAAACCTATTCGGATTATTATTTATATGAACCTGGTTCTATTTTAGTTGAAAGTTCTCAAAATGGATATAAAAAATATACTCCTTTTTATAATGCGGTTATCAATATAGATGTACCAAAGCCTATAAAAAAACGTTCATTTTCATTTTCTAAAATGGATGGTGAATTGCGATATAAAATTACATTGGACGAAGCATTTAAACGTTTTGTAAAGTTGAATCCTAATATTCTAGTTCATGGGGGTAGTAAAAATGGGAAAGACAAATTAGTTATAGCAGTAAAAAATCAAGAAAAATATGATACCACAAGAGATTTTTTTGAATGTAAGACGACTCATTTATCAGCTTATATTAAATTTGGATGTGTTTCAATACGAGAAATATATCATGAATTTAAAAAAAAATTTGGTAAAGAACATGGATTAATACGGGAATTAATTTGGAGAGAGTTCTTCGCACATGTGTTATATTGCTATCCTGAAGTAGTAGGTAAATCTTATCAAGAAAAATATCGTAATTTAAAATGGAGTCATAGTGAAACAAATATAGAAAAATGGAAAAAAGGCGAAACAGGAATACCTTTAGTTGATGCTTGTATGCGTGAATTGAATACTACCGGATATATGCATAATAGGGGTCGTATGACTACTGCTAGTTTTTTAATTAAAACATTATTAATTGATTGGCGTATAGGAGAACAATATTTCGCTCAACAACTAACCGATTATGATATTGCCTCTAATAATGGTAATTGGCAAGGTATTAGCGGAACGGGGGTTGATATGAAACCTTATTTTAGAGATATGAACCCTTGGATTCAGAGCAGTAAATTTGATAAAGATGTCAAATATATTAAAAAATGGGTTCCAGAATTAGAAAATGTCACGGCAACTGATATTCATATGTGGGATGAAAAACATAAACTTGAAAAATATAAAGATGTTAAATACCCAAAACCTATTGTTGATTATTATTCCCAGAAAGAAAAGATGTTAGAAATGTATAAAAGCGCATAAAATAATAATTTGCAATAACGTTATTATTTTATTTGTAAGATTTGCGTAATACATATATAATACATATAGTATTATATTATAATGTTTAGCAAACTTGAAAAGTTATCAAACATGGGGTATTACCCAAATACTATATTAGATATTGGTGCCCATCATGGTATTTGGACGAAAAATATGATGTCTATTTATCCAGATTCTAAATATTATTTATTCGAAGGGATTAATTACCAAGAACTCAATCAAGTTATTAATAATCAAAATGTATTTCTTTATAATGTATTATTAAATGACAAAATAGATGAAGTTGATTGGTATGAGGAAAGAAATACAGGTGATTCGTTCTATAAAGAGAACAGCAAATATTTTCTAGATACTAAACCTATAAAAAAATACACAATAGATTTAAATACAATTATAAATAGAGATAATATTGTAAAAGATGCTAATAATATATTTATTAAAGTGGATTGTCAAGGAGCAGAAATACCAATATTAAAGGGTTCTACAACAATATTAAATAAAACTGATTTCATAGTATTAGAAATACCTTTTTTCGGACAATATAATAAAGGTGTTCCCAATTTTTCCGAACATATACAGTTTATGAGTGATATAGGATTTATTCCATTTAATGTAGTAGATAAACACTATATTAATGGGTTTAATATGCAAATTGATATGTTATTTATAAATATAAATTGTGACTTTTATGCAAAATTTAAACAAAAACCGATTATACATTCAATCATGTTAAGTAATTTTCAAAGAGATCATGTAGTTAACTATATCAAGAAAAGAAAAGGTGAAAATCCAAATTTTAAAGTTCTTGATATTGGTGCTTCTGCTGATTATACCAATTGGTCTTATTCGGTAATAGATTATGTTATAGATATTAATAAACCACAAGACTATGATGGTGACATCAAATATTTCGAACTGAATCTTAATTTTGAAAACGATTTTAATAAGTTATTAGAGTATGTTAATAAAAACGGAAAATTTGATTTTTGCATTTGTTCTCACGTGATTGAAGATATTTCTTTACCACAGGTATTATTAAATAATTTAAAAAATATTGCGAATGAAGGTTTTATAGGTATACCAAGTAAATATAGAGAACTATCAAGACTGGAAGATAATAACTATCTTGGGTATATACATCATAGATGGATATACTCTATAAAAAATAACGAATTACTCGGGTTTCCAAAAGTTAATTTTATAGAGTATGAATCAAAATTAACAAATATTGGTGACTCGAATAATGAAATATTAGATTTAAGTTTTTTTTGGAAGAATAGTATCCCATATTCAATTATTAATAATAATTATATGGGACCATCTGTATCTGCCGTTATTAAGTATTATGATGAATTAATTATTGATGATATAGATGAATTAAAACAAAATTCACTAACGTTATATCATATAGAACATGTTAAAGGTTGTAAATCCATAAATGGGGACTTTATTTCTGTGTTAATGCTAATGGAAACCTTAGCAAATGATTTAAAAATAATGGACCAGTTTGGTTTTATACCATTTGATATTCAAGCATCCAAAACTGATTTTGGAAAAATAGATTTAAACATTATATTTATAAATAAAAATAATGATTTGAATACTATTGTAAACGAAAAACTATACAAATAATTATTATTTTACATTCTTGATATATTGAATAAATAGTAAAGACTCAGTAATGTAGATTGTACTATTAATCCAGAGAATCCATCTGTATACATACTTCTTGCTACCCCTAATTTATCATAATAATGCTTTTCTAAATATGGAAATAGTTTGCTCCATTTCATTATAAACCCATATAACGCACTAATTATAAATGTTACTATCATAAACTTAAAAACATAAACCATATCAAAAATATTTGTAGGAAATGACATTACAGATAAAATAATGGGCTGTGTAGTAGCGCCTACAAAACCTGCTATAAGAGCTGCGGCTAAAAGAGTATGATGTTGAAAGTAAGGTTTCAAATATTCTACAAAATCTATTTGAAAATATTTTGGGAGTTTTTCATAATTAAGAGACATAAAACGCAATACAACATCCCATAAAGCGGTTACGATAAATGTTAAAATAATTAATAATCTATAATCCATATTATATATTATTAGAGGATAATTAGTTGAACTGTGTTGAAAGTAACATTAGCGAACCGGTTGCTGTTAAATTCTTCATAAAAGCATAATACTGGCTTCCATTAGGGGGAAAGTGATAAATAAGTGTTGCTAAAATAGTAAATATTGCTAACCCTATGCTAGAATAATACGCATATTCTGAAAAGGTATTTGTGTATAAAGAGAAGATTATCATAATTGGAGCAAAAATTTCTAACAAAACAACACCAATTATAGCCAAATTATAAAAAAGAGTAGGAAGGTTCTTAATGAAAAACATATTTTCAAACCCCTTTACCGTTTCGGAAAAGTTCATTACTTTGCCGATACCGGCTAAAAAATACATAAGTAAAATTAAAAATGCGTAAATCAAAACGTTCATTATATATATTTTAGACAGATATATTAAAGAAAATGTTCTTTTTTCGTTTTTTCATAGCTATTCTTTACATTGCGTTTGTATCGTCTGAAACCTATTGTCCTAACATTCCAGAAATAAAGGAAGATAGACGTAGTGATAAAGGTTTTTTAAGAATAATGCAATATAATGTAGAATGGTTATTTACAGATTATTACAAACAAGCGGATTGTCCTGGTAATAATTGTACTTGGAAAAATGAAACACATGCACAAGAACATTTGACACAAATTAGTAAGGTAATTAATAAAATAGATCCTGATATTATAAACTTATGTGAAGTAGAAGGCTGTGATGAATTAAATGAGGTTATACAACAAACGTCTAATACGTATAAATCGTATATGATAAAAGGAACTGATACATCAACCGGTCAAAATGTAGGTATGATTACAAAAATAGATCCTGAATTAAACTTACAGAGAACAGACGAAAGAGTTACTTACCCTTTACCTTTTTCAAATTGTGTTTATGATGGACCTGAAAATACATATGGTGTAAGTAAGAACTATATTAGTGAATTTTCGTTTAATAATACGAATGTTGCGATTATTAGTCTTCATTTTCTAGCACAATCGGATGATATAACCAGATGTGTAAAACGCGAAGCACAAGCAAAAGTAATTCAAAACATAGTATCTCAATATATTAATAAAAAATTTGAAGTTATTGTAATAGGCGATTTTAATGATTATAGTGAGAACCCAATAGATGTTAATGATAATATCCCTATTTCTCAAACTCTTCAAATAGTTCAAGGAGAACATAGTGAAAATAACTATAAGTTAGAAAGTATTGCCACAAATATACCAAAAAATGAAAGATATACTGAATGGTGGGATGCGAACGGTGATTGTCAAGCAGACGAAGACGAATTTTCAATGATAGATCATATATTAATTACACCAGGGTTACAAGAAAAATTTATAAATGCTTATATTTATCACGGATACGACGAGTATTGTGAAAAACTTGATTCGGACCATTATCCAATTATATTAGAATTACAATTATAATATTAGTTATATTTACAGCTAATATTATAGAAATTAAATATCTAGTGAAATAGTGTTCTTATTCGAGGTATTTTTCTTTTTAGAGCGCTTAGGCATGTTCGTATTTTGAATATCCTTTAATGATGAAATAGAAATTACAGAATCTTCATCCGCACCTTGAGATATCGGTTGTTGTGGTTTTTCATGAATATTTACTGTTCGTGTTTTCAATCCAGATAATATATCATCAATATCACTAGATTGAGGACCTCTCATTTCTGCTCTCTGAATAGGAGCAGTCATACTCTTGGGTGGCTCGTTAATATTTTGCTGAGAACTCATATCTACACCTTGTTCTCTAAACATTGCCCCGCGACTTGCGTTAATATCTGGTCTATTTGATGGAGGTTCGTTTGAATAATTCATGCCGGGTCTTGGTTGCGGAGGCATATTCTGAGTTTCAACAGGGGCTGGTGGTGGTGGTCCACGAGGTCTATTTTGAACTTCTTCCATTAAATTATTTGCCATAGCAAATCCTGGGGATTGTTGACTCATACTACTTACTGTGGCGTTTGTAAACATTTTCATTAACTCCGGACTTTGTTTAATAACATCATTAAAAGCAGGTGTTGCACTGGATAATGCTTTGTTTGAAAAATTTAATACGGCACCACTAAATCCAACACGAAGAAGAAGGGAAATCTCCGGTGCTAATTTACCACCTTTATACTTATCATGTAGTTCACTAAAAATTTCTTCATAACTATCAATATCTTCACTTATTTGTTCTCCCCATCCATCTAGGTTCAAGTCAAAAGGGTTGAATGCTGTATTCGCATATTCAAGTGAGTTAATAAAGGTCATAAACCACCATCCTTGTAGCTTGATGCTATCCTTTTTTCTTTTATCTTCTAGTGCTGTCTCATATTCATCTTCAATCTCATCATAATCAGAATCAAGTGTAAAATGAGAATTATGTTTAATCATACCTTTTTCATACCATTCTTCCAATTTCTTAATCATTGCACGCTTCTTTCTTCTTTTTTCACGATCATTCATAGTAGTGTTTACTTTAATTTCATCATTCAATGGCATTTCAGACATTTTCGAAAATCCATCCCATGTTTTTGCCGTTCCAATACTATCACGTGTAGCCTGTCCTATATTTGAATCACTTTGTTCTTCGGATGTAACAGATTTTACAGGTGGTTCACTTGTATTTCCAAATCCAAATAAGTTACTTGCGATACCAGATAGTGATTTAGTATTTCCATTATTTTCGGGTTGAGGAGTATTACGTCCAGAGATTTCATTTAATTCATTTTCCAAATTATCTAATTCTCCTAAATTTAAATCGACATTGGAAGTAACTTTTTTTTCATTCATTAATAATTCTATACCTGTACCTAAACTAGAACCTGTTCTAGATGGTTCACTACTAGGCAAATCATCAATTTCATTAAGTGCACCTAAATCTACAACTTCCATTATTATGATATTTATACACTATTTATTTTTAAATCCTCCGCATACATTATTATATTTTTATGTTTTAAATACCAAATACCTTGTAAAAATGAATCTGCCAAATCGTCTTTTTTCTTAGTATTCAAGGTATCAATCCATCCTTTGAAATTTTCATTAGCATTTATCATTATAGAACAGTAATATACACCATCTTTTTTATGCTTTTTATAATCAGGGTTTACTTGTGTATTATTTTCATTAATCGCATTTTCAGTATGATGTTCTCGTTCATCTATTTTTAATTCTGAAAATTGTTTTAATTTATGTGATGACGATACAAATTCTATAATAATTTCTTCATTCAACATTATAAAATATTGCGCTAACATCCCTTGAGCGGTTTTCATTCGTGTTGCTATAGGTGATATTTGGTTTTCTATGATTGCATATTTTATATCGTGTATATTTTCAATATTATTTAATTGTTCTTTCATTCGTTTTCCTACGCTAATTAAATCAGTTTCTCCTGCTGTTCTCCGTTTTTTATTTTGTATTATATCAAAACAATGATTTTCATAATATTTTATCATTATATCTAATATTTCTTGTTTTTTCTTTTTGACGATATTTTCAATGTTTATAAAGATGAGATTTTGATGACCGTGTTGTATTAACTCGTTTAATTTTAATTTTTTTAAATAAGTTGTTTTCATTTCTTTTGTCGGAATCATATATTGAGAACATTCTTTTGCGTGTTTTTCACAATAATACTTGTTATTTTTATGGTATTTTGCTTTTTTATTGCAATTCGTAGGAGGTGTTTTTTTGTTTTTTGGTTTGTTCTTACAATCACAAGTATATGAAATATTATCATCATCCATTAAATTTAATATCCCCCAATTATCAATATTCAATTGAGAACCTTGTAAATCTAAAATACAATATGCCATATTTTTGATTCCAACATCAAAACTTATCAGTTTCATTATAATATAATAATACAATCATCATTGATTTATATTATTTGAAATGCTTATAATATTTGTAAAATTGAAAAATATTTATAGTAAGTATAACATACAATAAATATTATACAACAAAATGGAAGGCCTCTTTATAGTTGGTGGCTTGTTTACTTTAATAATGGCACGTGCTATATTCAAACCAAATAGACAAGTTCGGCCATTATAGAAAATTAGTCAGATTTGGTGTTAGGAATTTCTGTATATATGACCGGCGCAATTTTACGAGATGCTAATTGCTCTCTAGATAAATATAAATCTTTTAAATCACTGGAAGAATATCCGAATGGTTGGGCACTATCGGTTCCAGATGAATATACATATGGGCGATTATGGAATCCTTTTACTTCGTTGGTTTGGATGCTTGGAATATCAATTGGTCTTTTGTAATATCCAGTATCATTTGATGACTCGCGAAAGTTATATTCCATAATTTTTTTTGCGTTTTCTGTTAAATATTTGCGATACTCCCAATTTGATTTCATTCCGGAATTTTCTACTAAATCAGCATTAATAGATGATTCTGGTTGCCAACTTGCTGTAATAGAACGACCATCACTCATTAATGGTGGAAATTGTGGGTACTTGTTATTTGTATTATATCCTCTTGCGGATTCAGGTACAGTTTCTTTAATTACGGGATAAGCACAATTTATGCTTTGAAAGATATTTGATGAACGTGGAAACATTATAATATACTAAATTCTTATATATTATAACTGTGAAATTATTTTTTTACATTTCTCCTGATGTTTCGAGTATGTGTAATAATTCTGCTTTTTTCATTTTATTTGTATCACTAGCATATCCCTTCTCTATTACTAACGCTTTTAATGCCGATATATTCATTTTTTTATAAACATCCATGGGAATTGATTCCGTATTTTTAACGTTGTTCTCTAAAGTTGTTTCGTCTAGTTTTTCAACTTGTATAATTTCTGCATTACTTTCATCTAACCCGTTTTCAATATCAGGGTCTTCATCATCTGATACTTCATTAGATACAATATTTTCGTAAGTCGTATTTACATCTTCATCAATTTCATTCATATCAACATTAATTACTTTTATTGATTTATCATCACTATCGGGTTCTTCTGGTAATATTATGTCACTTTCCTCTTCACTTTCCTCTTCGCTTTCCTCTTCGCTTTCCTCTTCGCTTTCTTCTTCACTTTCCTCTTCGCTTTCCTCTTCGCTTTCCTCTTCGCTTTCCTCTTCGCTATCTGATACTATCAACTTAGGTAATTCTACAATATTTTCTTGTTCTTCATTAAATGGTATATCAGGTTTAAAAATAACATTATCTGGTATTTGTTGTTGAACTACTAAATGGTTCCGATTATTCATTTCTTTTACAATATTATTAATTATTTCAAACATAGTATCACATTTCTCTTCTAGAGCTGTAAATTTTTGTCTAAAATGATAAACTAAAAATAGTATTAGAACAAAAGTTATAGCAAGGCTTACAAAAAATAACATTTCTAGCATATTAAAGAATCCCATTTACATTTAAAATACATTATATAAGAAGAAAGCAAACGAAAACTAAATAAAATATTTTTGTATATTATATTATAAAAATGGATTCTATGTCTAGTTCTACTAAATTTATTGTCGCCGATGGCAACAATAAAAATTACATGATTATTATTTTATCAGTTTTATTGATTTTATCACTTTTAGGAGTAAATCTTCTCGTTATTATTGGTAATACTGTAGAAGTAATTCTTGATATTTTTAAACCTCTTATTTATCAAATACTCGCTATTTTTGGATATACTGCTGGAACAGTAATTAATAAAACCGCCGATATTACATCTGATGTTGCACGGGCTGGAGTAGATATTGCTGAAGGAACCGTACAATCTGTAGGTAATTTATTAAAAGATGCTAGTAAAAATGCTGTAAATATGCAAACAAAAAAAGAATTAGATATAGTAATTAGTGAACCAAAGGCAGATACAACTGAAAGCCCTATTCAACAAGGTGCTACTATGAAATCTAGTTGGTGTTTAATTGGAGAACAAAACGGACGTAGAGGTTGTGTTGAAGTAAATGATGCTTCAAAATGCATGTCAGGTCAATTATTTCCTACTGCTGAAATGTGTTTAAATCCTGCTTTTTCTCAAAACGTTCCCCCAAAAGGACCTGAATACCACCCATTAAAAAGTATTAAAACTAATCCAGATCGCAGTACTTGGTAAAATGTTTTAGAAATATATTTAAAAAAATAGTTTCATATTAGTTCATAACTATGAAACTATTAGTTTTTTCACTATTGTCGTTGTTTAATCTTTTCTTGTCACAAGAAATTACAAATGAATATCCTAGTCTCCCAACAATGTGGGTGGCAGATACAATTGAACCAGGAGCTCCTGGTGGAGGAAAGGGTGTAGAATCATATATGTTTGTTGATACGCCAACCGAAGATAACCCTAGTGCTCTATGGAGTAATTATACCGATTGTCAACGTTTAATATATGTTCCAAATATGTATAACGCAAGACGCTATTTATTAGGATGTGATGCTGTAGATTGCTGTTGGGAGGAACAAAGTAGTAATCATGTAGAATTTCAAATACCTAACGTTCATTATACAAACCCTAAAAAGACAGTTGATGTATATTGGCAAACCGCAAATGTTACCAATTTTGGAGAAATTATTGAAGCAGATGAATGGAGTTGGTCTTGGAATGTAGGAAATGTTCTTTCACAAGACTGGAGAGCATACACTCTTCCTTGTGAAATGTGTGTAAATGGAATTCAACTTATACAATGGCAAAGTAGAGCATCCGGTTCGCCTTGGTTTGCCGTTCAGTTTAACAATTATCGCGGAATAGATCCTTCTACTGATGAGGGTCTTGATTTCAAAACAACATTTAATGTACCGGATATTTGTCAGCGTAATAATCTTCTGGAATGTAGTGATGGAGTGCATGATAAATATTTCAATCAGGAATCAGTATCAGGTCCAGATTGTGGTACTTGTGGAACAGCATATCAAACTTGTTGTATTGGTTTTGCTATAGATGGTTATCCATGTGATTGTCATTTACAAGAAGGTGGTGATGGTAAATCAGGTTCAAATTGTGGTGATTGTGGAACGGGATTTTCGGCTTGCTGTATAGGTTATGCGGCCGATGGATATCCTTGTCAATGTGATGTGATGTAATATATTTTATTGGTTTGAAAATGTAAATGGTGTATATATTTTTGTACTAGGGTCAGTGTTTAAAATACTATTTACTGTATTATTACTTAAATTTTCTGTAACATTCATAACTATTCCATATTCAATATCTTTATATTCTACAAAAAATGTACTTGTTATATTATCGTTACCTATATTAATATTTAATTGTGGTTTTATATAAAAATCATAGACATATCCAGGTTCAGTGTATAAATTAATGTTTGAAATATTTAATACACCAGCATATAATGTTGCTTCAAAATTATCAGCATTATTTGAAATATCAAACGAAAATGATGATAAATTTGATACATCATAACTATATGATATAATTTGATTAACATTTTGTACGTAGTTATCATTATATTTTACTATAAAATCAAACGGATCTGCTTGGTTTAATGAAACTTCTATATTTTTATAATCATAAATATTATCAATATTTTGTCTTTTTACACCAGATATATTAAATGCTATAGGTATACTAATATTAAATGTATACCTAGGAAAATCAATCAATTCTGTTATATTCAATGAAAATACTTTTTTTGTTTCATCATCGTTAATAAATGTATTATCATCATCTACTATTATTTTCCATTTATCTACTGTTTGTACTTCACCAGTTCCTTGTGCGTTAGTATTAGTAGCATAATTATATAGAGGTACACTATTATCTAAAAATAAATCTATTGAAGGCCCAGGTACTCCAGCAGCACCACTTGGTGTATATATTATATCTGTGGAATTACAATTAATTACTCTTCGGCTAGCATTAACTGTACCCATTGCCTTTGCATACGATTGTTTCTTTGTAGGAGAATTAGTTTGTGTGCTTTGTTTATTACTAGAATATTTTAATATTTCAGATTTTCGTCTCATATTTAATTGAAAACTAGTAAATCCTTGTAAATAAGGTGATTTATCTAATATAGTATTTCTTGAAGGTGGAGTTGTAAATAGCATTTGCTTTCTTCTTTGCGAACAAATATCCTCTAAAGATACATTTATATTTGCCATTAGTATAATATATTATCACTTATATTATACTAGGAAATTAGTCTTAATATTTTGATGAATACCAATAGTTAGACAAGTATTTAAATCCACCTGTTTGTTCGGCTTCATTTACTACTTTTAGGTTTGGACCACTGGAAACTATTTGATTAATCTCAAAAATATTTAATGCACGATTATAATATCTTAATGCTGATAATTTACCAAAAAATCCGCCATTCTGACATACATAAATACTTCCATAATTTTGTTTAGGTGTATTTGCTAATTCAAGACGGCCAGCAATTATACCATTAACATACACATCCAACTTTGTATTCATAGCACGGATCGCAACATGAACCCATTTTTTTAATGGAATATTGTCAATATCTATTGTTGTATTTGTATCATTACTATCAACGGTATCCATGATAATATGTAATTTGTTTGTCATTGGTGAAATATACATACCAGGAGCATTATTTACACTTCCTATATTGCTAGGGGAATTAAATCCACCATCACCCTTACTAAAAATATGTTGATATTTTTGGCTACTTTTACCTAAGTCATTGATATATATCCATGAAGACCATGTAAATTCTAATCCTTCGGATTCATTATTTGATCTAAATATAGGTTTACTCTCCATATTTTTAGGATCCTGAGGAATTATCATCTGGGTTGTACCATCAATCATTCCATCAATTATATATGGAGTTTCAGAAGGCTTAGTAAAATAATGAATTATACTTATACCTAAATTCATAAGAAATAAAAATACAATTAAAACTAAAATAATAAAAGCAAACTTAGCAATAATAGTATTAGAATATAAAAACCCGGCGGTTGCTCCTACACCTGCGGCTGTTTCTGTAGAAAATTCATCAAATGTATTTGTTAAGGATTCCTTAGCTGTTTCATAATTATCACCTATATTTTGAATACCACTTTGTAGGGCTTCATTTATATTTGATAAAGGTTTATTCTCTGATTGATAATTCATATTGTATTATATACTATATATTAGATATAAAACAATAGATTTTATAGTAATGAGAATTTTTTAATTTCTTCATTGTTTTGTAATATAGATAAATCAATACCTATATCATTTAATGCGGAAGCCATTTTACTAGAACCATTACCCTTCATATAGTTATCCCAAGCAGTTTCAGGATCAATTGGACTAGTCCAACGTTTCAATAAAGTAGCATAAGCGTCAAAATTTCCAACTTCTTTATTTCCTAAATGTAATTTTTCGTCTTTTCCTGGTGGCATCTTAGGTGTTACTCCTGAATTTTCATCAATTTGCTTGTAAAAACGCTGAGAACGGACCAATTTTCCATCAATATAAGCATCAGCAAATTGATTATCCATACTAATAGAAATATTAACCCATTTCTGTAATGGGAAATTATTTGTAATTACCATAGTTTCATCAGTATCATCGTTCATACGAACGTCCAATTTTAAAATAGGAGATGATTTATCTAAATAGACCTTGAAATTATTATCTCTGGATATAATGGTTTTATTCGCATTATTATCCCAAGTATTCACATAAATCCATACAGAATGTCCGTAACGAGTATTGGTAGGACGATCAATCTTTTCTATAGCAGGTACTGTTGTTAATAAACTAGCAGTTTGTACTAATTCAGTAGAACTATCGGTAAAGTATGCGTATAGTACATATAACAAAACTAATATTGATACTATCAAAATAATAGTAATTGTATCCATTCTATATACTTAGTATTTATAAATTATTCGTTGGAGGATTTTTTTTCACTAATAAATTATAAGAATTCGTTATTTGAGAACGCGTTTGTTTTGTTGTATAATACTGAATATTGCTAATTGCTCCGTCTAGACCGTCATTTGAACCTACTATGATTACATCATCAGCAGAATACACAGGACGATTATAATAATCATATTTAAATGTTTTTTCTAAATTTCCATTTAAAAATAAGTCTACTGAATTTGAATCATAATTAAATACCAATTGGTTCCATTTCTGTGGGTCTATTTCAACAGTATAACTATTATTATCACAAGCGTTTGTAAAATATACTTTAATTACATCTTTTACGTTATGATCTTCTTTTTTTACATATGTTATTTTTGGAACACCATTACCATAATTAAATATAGAAGTTTCTTTAGCGTATGGTAATTTATTTTCAGAATGATTATTTAACATTATCCACATTGATAAACTATAATTATTACGATAAACTACAGGTGAATTTATTTCATCTCCTAATTTGTTAAACTTTAAATCATAACTACTTGCTATCGGTTTTTCTATATCCAAAAATGCTGATCCTTCTAATAAAGGTATTCCCTTTTTTAAAGCAATTTTATTTATTATTGACGGAAGATAATTGTAAAGAAATATTAATACTACTTCTGTTAAAAATAAATAATATACTACATTTGTTGTTAATTCTAATTCACGCCGTATATAATTATAGAAATCCAAAATTAGACATGGTACATAGAAAATTAAGTGAACGAAAAATCCACCCCAACCTTCTTTTGTTTTCAAGTAATTACTATAAAAATAAAATATAATAGATAACCCTACCAATATACTTAATGTAATAATTCCAGATAATACATAATTTGCTAAGGAAATTGCTGTATTATTTGTACCGGAGTAAAAGAAAAATACAGTTCCAAATAATGCTATAATTGTTCCTATTATAAGACTTACATAATATGTATTATTTATTGAATCTTTCCCTAAAAAAACACTAGGTACTAATATAATAAGACCCACTACTAATGGAAATAAATAATTTTCATAATGTGTTGTTAACGAACGCGAATCTTCTGATGATTCTTTAAGTGTTAATATAAAATAAACTATAAAGACCAAAGTAAATAAATATTTTACAATTGTTATCCAATTATCTTTGTTTAAATTACCAATTTCATTTAATTCCATTTTATTATATATTTCATACACATAATAAAATTCTAACATTATAAGTTTTCCATAGTTGTTTTCTTACCATGACAATCTCTACATAAAGCAACTAAATTATCTACATGGTTACTTCCACCGTATTCTAATCTAACTACATGATCAACTTCAAACCAAGCATTTAATTGATTTTGACAATCACCACATTTCCAAGATTGACGAGATGCTACAAATTTCTTTTTAGTCTCACTTACAGAACGTTTTGTTGCTTTTTTACCCGAATTCATTATTCTATCTTCTGATACTTGGGTGCTAGAACCCATATTCATAATTGGATAATTTTCATTACTAGACATAAACCCTTGTTTTGTAGTAAAATCCAATATAGGTGAAATTATATTTGATGCGTTTTTATCAATAGGTAAATATTTTATATAATCGTTAGATGTACTTACTATTTCACGTGCTCTTAATGGATTCTTTTTAATTAAAATATAAAACATTAAAGCAGCAAACGCTACACCAGCCATTTGATAATATTTTTTCCAAGATACTAACATATTCATATACTTACCATCTGTGTAAATATTTGCCATTAAAAATCCGGCTATTAACATTATTACTAATTCAAATCTCATTTTATTTATTCTTCTTATATTGTGTGTATAAATTTTCACTATTTTATTTTGGTTATTCATAATATACATAAATTAAAAAAGCACATATTAATATTAATGCTAAATGGATATAATGTTTTTTTAGATTTAGTTTTTCGCTAATATATACAGGTTTTGGTTTATACTCATTCCTATATTTTTCTAATGCATTCGGTAAAGAAATTTCAGGTTTACCCAATAACACATTAAATTTATTATGAATAAAATGCATCCATCTTACAAATGAATCTCGGTTATCTAAATATGGTGATACTGGATACTTATCTAACATTTCACTAAATTTGTTCCCCATTTCTTCTATTGGTATAAACAATGGTATATTCTGAATAAAATCATAGTATTTCTTTTTCGTTACATCATTTGGAGTTCTAGGATAAGATTCAGCTACTGTGTGTAAAAAAAACCAATAATGAGGCCCCCACACTTCAGGATTAAATATCATTTTGTATATCAATAGAAGATTTATTTTTTGTAATTACACAAACATTTTATAGAAAAGGGTGTAAAGATTACTTTATGTAAAACAATAGAGATATGAGTGATAATTACTGTAATAATTGTGGAAAACACGGGCATAACTATAATCAATGTAAATTACCTATTACTAGTTTGGGGTCAATCGCTTTCCGTATTCATAATGATAATATAGAATATTTGATGATACGTCGTAAAGATACATTGGGATTTATTGATTTTATGAGAGGTAAATATTCTACTAATAATAAAGAATATATCATGAATATGCTAAAACAAATGACTATTCATGAAAAAAATAAATTAAATACGAAATCCTTTGATGAAATTTGGTCTGAAATATGGGGAAATATCACTATTTCTAGTCAATACAAAAGTGAAGAAAATACATCCAAAATTAAATTTAATCAATTAAAAAATGGAATACAATATAAAGGCAAGAATTACACATTAAATGATCTTATTATTGATAGTAATCAAATGACTAATTGGGAAGAACCTGAATGGGGGTTTCCTAAAGGAAGAAGAAATTTTAATGAAAATGACATTAATTGTGCATTAAGAGAGTTTTCTGAAGAAACTGGTTTCAATTTAAATAAATTAAAAATTATTGATAACATATTCCCATTTGAAGAAATATTTACAGGTTCTAATTATAAATCATATAAACATCGTTATTTTATTACATATATGGATTGTAAAGATACTGAAAATATGAATAATTATGAAAAATCAGAAGTAAGTAAAATGGAATGGAAAACATATGATGAGTGTATAAAATCTATACGTAAATATAATTTAGAAAAACAAAGCATGTTGACTAAAATACATAATATGCTGTTAAAATATAAAATAATGTTTCCCTCATAAAATATATATATGCAAAATTATATATATATATTTTAAAGTATCACATTATTATGAATAATACCCAAAAAAATAAAACTATTCCTAATAATACTACACGTAGAAGATGTCCCAAAGGAGAACGTTGG